CTACGATGGAGTTCACGTTTTCCTCACGTACCCGCAGTGCCCTATTGAGCGAGAGCAACTACGAGATTTCCTGCTTGAAATTGCACCCGACTGCGCATACATCATTGGACGTGAGTTGCACGATGATGGGAACTATCACCTACATGCTTACGTTCACTTCGGGGGAAGAAGACGATTCACATCCGAGCGAGCGTTTGACGTGGAAGGATACCATCCTAACATACAGAAACCAAGACGTCGAGATGACTGTATTGCCTACTGCCGCAAGGAGGACTCTGAGCCGCTGGTGTCGGATAATCTACGGGAGGTGCAGAGAGCCACGAACGGATGGGGAGATCTGCTTGAGGTGTCGACGACGCGAGAACAATTTCTTGCTGGAGCACGAGAGCGCTTTCCGCGAGACTACGTCCTGGGTCTTGAGCGACTTCTATTCTTTTGCGAGTGGAAGTTTGGAAGAGAGGCTACAACCTATTCCGGAAGAGGACGAGACGAGTTTCTGGAGCCAGTATCCTTAACAGACTGGGTTCGGGCTAATCTCCTAACGGTACGCGTATATCCTCTCATGCCTATATTGGCTTTTACTCTGTCTTGCCTGCGGGGGGGCCCCAGTCCCCTCCCTTGGCGCTGCTAACTCACTGAAAGGTCTTTAGGAGGTGGAGCGACCGTGCTCGCTTGTTCTTGTTGGAAGGTCTAGGCTCGGGAAAACTGAGTGGGCAAGATCTCTTGGGCCGCACATGTACTTCTGCAACCTATTTTCCATCGACGACTGGGACGACGAAGCCAAGTACATCGTATTGGACGACATCGACATCAAATTCTTCCCACACTGGAAGTTCTTTCTCGGGTGTCAAAAGGAAGGAGTACTTACCGACAAGTACCGCAAAAAACGACGAGTTCGTAACGGAAGGCCTACCATCTGGCTGTGCAACGACGACATGGACCCTAGAAGAGCTCTTTCCGGAACTGAGCTGGGATGGCTCGATCTAAATTGTCAATTCTATGAGCTAAGATATCCTTTATTCGAATAAACTTATGGATCACGGTAATGCATCGTGAGCTTGTAATCCATTTCTGCGATGACGGTATTGGTAACGTCATTGGTGTTACTGATACCTTGCATGACGAGGTAATAAACTCCACGCTTGTAAGTAAGAGCAACATTCGACAGATCTGTTTCGTCAGGATCCCTAATCTGTACCCATTTGTTGATAGGGAAGTAAAACTTGAACGGCGTCGGCATCGCGATAATCCCTTCTTCTGCTTGATTTTCAACACCAGGATTCACGATGATAGTACGTGACGCAAGTACACGCACATTTGTCGTATCAAACGGTAAAACATAACCGTTTCCAACGAATGCGAGTGTCGCAGTAGCACTCTCAAAGAAGCGAGGGTTAACGTTGGGGGAAGTAGCCGTAGGGTTAGTAGATGAAGTGGTAGCGCTGGTAAACTCAGTCCAGCCAGCAAACAGAACACCAGGATTCTGTTCACGACTCCAAACGAGACTTATGCGAATAATCGCGCCTTGGCGAGTAGTCACCTCTCCGGAGGTACCAACCTGACCACGAATACTGTAACCCTTCAGGAAATACTTGTTACCAACAAACTGATCGTCTTCAACTCCTTGAGTAACGCCGAACATGGGACAAACTACGTTAGAGACACGGCTGGTTCCGTCTCCCTCACGGATAGAGTATGCGTTAACCTCGGCATCATCATATTTCTTCGGTTCCGATGTTCTAAGGATAACCCGCTTAACAGCTCGTGTAAAGCCACGTCGGCGACGAAAAGTACGACGACGACGCTTAAAGCGACGCCTAAAACGACGACGAAAGGTTCGACGTCTAAACATAGCCATATTGTTGCGAACGGGAAGAGAAAGGCGAGCGCGTTTGTTATCGTATGATAGGTCAACGCCTTCGTCTTGAAATTTCCTTTTCCGACTTGCGTGCTTGATGTCTGAATACAACGCGTATCCCGATAAGGCAGTTCCCGCAGCAATAAACGCGCCTGCTTGTGCAAGGTATCCGGCCATCGAAAAACATTTCGATTTCACACCGCTTATATATAGGGTGGCGGGTGGCGGGTGTCCGCTGGGTAATATTATGCCAGCGTCCAGTTTCTCCTACGATGGAGTTCACGTTTTCCTCACGTACCCGCAGTGCCCTATTGAGCGAGAGCAACTACGAGATTTCCTGCTTGAAATTGCACCCGACTGCGCATACATCATTGGACGTGAGTTGCAC